TCTCTGTCTCCTGTGCTTGGGACACCGCCGTGCGTGTGTGCCAGTGTAGCCGTCTTCGCCGGGGAATTGCACCTTGCAGACGCTGCAGGTATAGAGCGGACGCGGCTTCTCCCAACCCGGATCTTTAGACCGCATCGTCTCCGACACGATCTGCGCCACCCTCTGCCGGCGCATCGGCGGCGCCATCACCTTCGCGAACGTGTCCGCTATCTCCTGATAGGTCGCCTGCGGATTCAGGTGGTACAGCTTCAGGATCGCCGCCGCCCGAACCCGCTGTTCCGTTCTCTTCATCGTCAAGTCCATCTACCTCCGGGTTGATCTCAAGGATCACCAGTGCAACTTTGTACCAGTCTGTCAGCGTCCAGATGTTCGACTTCCGCTCAGCTACGTCCGGGACGTGCTTGAGCAACCATTCCCCTGGGTTGGCCGTGCGGGACAGTTCCTGCCGAACCGTGTCCTGCATCCCCGACAGGAGATCTTCGTACATGCACCACTTCTCTTCGCCGTTCTCGTTGACGTACTTGTGGCCGTGACGGTTCTTGCCCTTCCCGACTGCGAAGAACCGGGACTTGGGGTGCGATGGGCAATTCGTGCCCACCGGGTATGCCGTGCCGACGTCCCGGGCGTTGCACCACCGATCTTTGCCTTCCCCGGCCGGGATCGCATGGGCCAGGTTCTTGCCCTTCCCGACTTCCTCGAAAAACCATCCGCGGTGCAACTGGCACTCCATGTCCGGTTGCCCGGATCGGAATCGCTCCCTGCCGCCGCCTGAGCCTTCGCTACGCCCCCGCGGGCGTCCAGGGGTAGGGGATGGGAGGGCCGCAACCGCTTCCCTGCCCTCTGCGTCGATTTCCAGCGTGGCCCCGAGCTCGTCGGGCGTGTAGATCGCCCCGCCGAAGACGTCGGGCGTGTACCACCGGGCGCCGTTGGTCAGCGCGCGCGCAAACAGCATGTTCCTCGGGAACGCCTTCCAGTTGCGCGACGTCTTGCCGCCGGCCGTTGTGAGCAGACCGGCCTTCTCAGCGTCGACCATCGTGAACGTCGACTCGCCGAGATGCTCCCGCTCTCCGTCCGACCGGATGCGGTAGAACTGGATCTTGCAGCCGAGCTCATCGTGTTCCTCGACCCGGTAGTCGAAACCCTTCCGCCGGATGAGGACCCCGACCAGGCCGGCCATGATCGACACCTTGCCGTCGATCACGTACAGGTTGCTCATGGCGGTGATCGGCGCGATGCCGTGCTCGATCCCGGCCAGGATCTTCGCAACCGCCTGATACTCGGTGGTCACGTCCTTGAAGAATCCTGAGCCTGCGAGGATCTTCCCGAGCGTGATTGCATCGCTCAGCACCATGCCGAACGGGGAACCGCTGGACGGTGTCGGGAGACCCACGACCGCGCCGTCTGGCGCGATCACTTCAGGCTCCAGAGCCGCTGCGGGCTCCGGTGTGGGATCCGAGGGTCCCTGCACTACTTCAGGGCCTTCGGTGGAAGCATCCGGATCGTTTTCGATACCCTCCGGGGTCGGTTTCGCAACGGCCTTCGCCGGACGTCGCTGGCGGGGAGCCCTCTTCTTCTTCTCAGTCATCCGACGTTTACTCCTGTCCCTCTGCGCGCGAGGTCTGCGATCGTTTCGTCGTACCGGTCAGGCACCTTCCAGATGCCTTGTCGACCACCGATGAATAGCGGCGCTGTCAGGCGTCGGATGCCGCTCAATACCCATCCCCAACGGCCCTCGCTGAAGTCTCCAAGAGCGCGTTCATGCTCGAGATACCCGAATCGTTCTAGAGCGTCCTCAACCGGCAGAACGCACCGGATATCCGCGATCGCAATAATGGCGCCGGTGGGAAAACTTGGAATGGCAAGGAGACCGCGCACCGAGTTGGGGACGCCACCGAAGTCGATCCGCTGAGCCGCGTGGATCGCGATCGGTCGACATTCGCCTATTACCTTCTCCGATGGCCTCCAGCCGCGCGTCTCGATCCGCTTGTGGCCGTAGGCGATGGCGCTGGCCCAGGGCTGCCAGAGTGTGATCGCTCTCATGATCATCCTTCCCGTAGGTACTTGACCGTCTCCACCAGCGAGACGGTGACGATGCCGGCCATGCAATACATGAGCTCAGGAACGAACTCCACGCCGGGGATCAGGACCGCGGACTTCTTCCCGGCGCCGATCAGCTGACCCAATTCCAGGTGTGCGCTGCGGCCGCAAGGCAGGAGAAGCACCCCCGCCTCGCACCAGTCGAGAGCCGCCAGATCCGACTCGAACGCTGCGCGAGCCCGCGGGTGGGCCAGGCTCTCGATGAACTTCTCGGGCGTCCAGCGTTCGTAACCAGCGTCGATATCCGCCCAATCGAAAACCGCCCGGGACTCCTTGAAGTCGTACACCGCGAAGCCGTCCAATCGCAGTGCAGCCACGACGTAAGGCTGGATCTCGTTCCGCCAGGACGAGGCCACGTAGATCTTCTCGGCCTTGCTCATGCTTCTCCTTCTTGCCAGATCTCCGGGTGTTCGTTTTCCACATGCTGCGCCATCCCGGACGACTGCTCGAGATCCAGTCTCAGACCGCAAGCCTCACATCTGTACCGGTAGCGCCCACGATTGTCGTGGATGATCTTGACCTGCCCGTTGAAGCGGGCGCGCATCCAACGCACCAGCCGCTCATGTGACCAGGGCATCGCCGTTCCTTTCTGTGAGAAACCTGACGGGAGAGCGGACTAGCATCGGGGCCAATGGCCTCCCCGATGGGCACCGCCCTTAGCGGGCTGGAAGCCGGAAATGAGCTTGCCCTTGAGAGGCGCCCGCCGACGTTCACCCCGCCAGGTTGAGTAGTCAAATCAGTCTCGCTTCCCGAGATACCAGCCGACCAGCATCCCGGCCACCCATCCCGCCGCGCATGCGATGACACAGAAGACGAGAGCGATCGGCCAGGGGATCTCGTTCACTTGATCACCTTGATCGCTTCCACAACATCTCGGGCCAGAGATGCCGTGCAGCCCTGCGTAATCGGGAGGCCCTCCCCATCGAGGCCACTGACGTGCTCGGACGTGTCGCCTTCGAGGAACTTCCAGTCTTCTCCGCATCCCTCGCATTGTTCCTCCGCGGTGGCCAATGCTCCGACCGCCAGGTCCATCAAGGTGAAGACAGCGGCTTCCGATCGGGAGTGCGTGACCACGTAGCCGGCCAACGTGTAGACCTCCAGCCATTCCAACTCGCAGTGAATGCACCTGGCCTTCTGTTCGATCATCTTGTCGACGACCTGGATCGGGTCGTGTTCGCAGTCCTCAGCGTGGCACCGCGGGCACATAGACGGGTGCCCTCTGAACTCTGAATTGCTATCCATCTTTCCCCCTCACGAACCGGGTCTGTGTCGTGTACTCCGCTTTGCCCAAGGGATCTCCGAGGGCATCCTTCTCAATCTGGTAGGCCGCAAGCTCCGCTTCAGCACGCTCGCGCACCGCGGCGAGCTCGTCGGCCTTGCCCGAGGCCCATGCCCGGGGCATACCGTCCGGATCCAGCTTCATGACGATCACCGCCTCGCCGAGTGCCTCGTGGAGCCGCCGGCGGGCGAACCGCCGGTCTTCTCTGCATGCCTCAGGGTTGGCGATGATGGCCCGCATCTCGGCGATCTCGATCCGCCGCAAGCCGGCCTGGACCTCAGGGTCTAGAACCATCGTCGTTGGTCCTCCTCATGCCGCGCTTCAGAGCGACTCGGATCTTCGCAGCACATGCCAGTGAGTCGATCCGAACCTCGATGATCTCGGCGTCGGTCGTTTTGATGCTGAGCCAGAGCTTCCTATCGTTGCCCCGGTAGCAGGCCGCTGACTTGATCATGCGACGCTCGCCTGACTCTCGGTCCAGTCCCAGGGCGCGTCGTCGTAGCCGGGGAGTCGCTGGGCCAGATCATGCTCCAGGGCGAGGCAGAAGGCGTACGACTCCGACTTCTCCCACTCGGGATCCTCGCACGACTGGTAGACGTAGCAGTGGATCGCCTTCAGCGCCTCGACCGGCGTGGGCATCCTGCGGGGACTGTTGAACGGTCGGCGCCACACGTAGGGCACCATCCACTCGGCGTTTCCGGGGCCAGGCAGGTTCGTGTGGGTCGAATCCTTGTACCTGCACCCGACGCTCTCGACGCACTGGTCCAAGAGCATCTGGCCAACCTCGTCCTGCCTGCCGATCAGTTCGTGACGCTGCGGCCACCCGGGGTGATCCGCACGCTCTCCGTGGTACCAGCCGAACGGTTTGTAGTGGCTGGCCATCGCCGCGTCGATCAGCGCCGTTATGTGGGCCTTGTCGACCACAAACGCACTCATTCTCCGTCTCCTTTCGTCTCCTGTGCTCGGACCACTTCGGCCCGCCACCGCCGGCAAACACCGCTTGCCGGCAGAAGCTGGACTACGCGGTCTCCCAACTCGCCGGCACGAAGTCGATCTCGCCCCGGTGATTCGGCCTCAAGCACCCGCACTCTTCGTGGTTGATGATCCACTCGGCGTCGTATTCCTGCGCCACCACGGGGTCCCGCGAGTCCGCGTCGTAGTCCACGATGATCACCCGCACGCCCTGCGGCTTCTCGGTCAACTCGGCGATGCCGCCAGTCACTTCGATTCGTACCTGGGGTATGGACATGAGCTACTCCCTTCTCCTGTGCTTCAATCGCCGGGCCAACCGTTCGGCTGGCCGGGCGCCTGAAACGCCCGGTGCGAAGTCGATCACTTGTCGATTGGGGAAGCGTTCGGCGCAGATTTCGCACAGCCAATGCACGCCCGACAGAGTGCGATATCGCCCGTGTGCTCGCCGCCGCTTACAACTTTCGCATTTCATGCTCAGCGGTCCTCCGGGAACATGATCGTCACGCCGTCGCCGTCGACCTCGACGTATAGCGTCGCCTTCTTCTTCCGGCCGTGGCTGAGAAGCAGATCGAACGGGTGCGGGCCATCGACCAACTTGCCGGCCCGGTTCGCCCTACCGAGGCAGAGCAGGGCCATGAACAGAACGTCGTCGGCCCGGCAGCGGGTGCTCTGGCAACCCCTGTTCCTCTTGCCGTCAACGTCCACCACGTTCCACAGATGCTGCGAGAACACGGTCGGGGCGTTGATGCCCTTCTCTCTGGCCCACTCGCTCACGTCCACCAGGACGCCGTCCGCGATGGCCTCTGCCCGGGTGTAGACGTGGATCGGGGGGCCGAAGATCTCTTCCAATTCCTGCATCCTCATGCTTCCTACTCCTTCGGGCTAGCGCCCGGGTGCTAGGCGGTTGTGTTCCGAAACCTGGTTGCCTTCCCCCACTTGGCAGGTGAGATACGAAGCGCAGCGACAATGCGCCTCAATGTGTTCCCGTTTCTGTAGTCGCCCGCATCCAAGTATTCCCAGTAGAAAGGAGCTAGGCTCCGGGTTATCTCATCCTTCGTCATCCTCGGCTCCTTCGGGCTCGCGCCCGGGTGCTGGTGGCTAGCTGCCTTCGTTGTCCGCGAACTTGACCAGATCGTTGACCCGCCGAGCGACGTCGGAGAGCAACTCGGCCTTCCCACGGAGAATCTTCAATTCTTCGTCCCGTTCGACCGAGTGCTCGAACAGGCGGGAGAAGACCTTCGCGATATCGTTGCCGGTCCACGGAAACTGCGGGAGCTCTGCGTATGAGAAGCCAGGCATCAGGGACGCCCGCTTTGAGAGAGTCGCTGCAAGCCGGGGCGGGATCTCCCTGAAGTATTCGTCGTGGAAGACTTCCGTGCCGTGGATGCGGGCTAGCTCGTTCTCGTGCCCTGCGACTTCGCGGTGGTAAGCCATGATCCGTTCTGTTGGCCTGTCCATCTCCGTTTCCTTCCTTACGCGACGAAGGCGCCGGCCAACTCACCGTGTCCGATGAGTGCCTGCGCCTCTGCGTACTGGTCGCTGATCTGGTGGTCTAGATCGTCCGCTATGCCATCGTCGTCTGTCCGCACCCTACAACCCCAACCGATTGCGGGCATCTCGCGGATCGTGGGGTCGAGGATCTCAGTCCGGTTGATACGGCCGAGCCAGCGGGCCAGCTGTCTGGAATGGGCCTTCTTTGTCATTGCCGTCTCCTGTGCTGAGATGGTCTTTTGGTACACCTACATTCTGTCAAACCGTGGCCTTGTTGTCAAGTGTTGACAGCATCAGATCGGCCGCGCTGAACCGCTATGCCGTGTTGTCCAGGTGGGCGAATTACCCCTCGAGCGCCTCTCGGATCGTGCGCGCATGGCGGTTCGGCAGGACCGGTGCCGGCGGGCGCGGGCGGGTGTTGTCCCTGACCGTCTTGCGGCCGTGGCAGAGGCTGCAGAGCGGCTGCCAGTTGATCCACCACCAGAAGCGCGGGTCTTCGGGGCCTGTCACCGGTTCGATGTGGTCCGTGATCGTGGCCGGACCGCCGCAGACGTGGCAGTCCGGGTTCACCTTCAGGAACCGCGCAGAGACCGCTGCCCACCTCGCGCCATAGCCTCGGGCCTCTGCGGTCGGACGGGGGCTCCTGCGCTGCGCCAGGTGCATGTGGTCGTGACAATAGCCGGTGGCCGTGCGTGCCGGGCACCCAGGTGCGTTGCATCGACCGAGTGGCTTCTGCGGACTCATATCCGATTTCGTAGAGCGTCTGGTTGCGTCGCGGATGAGGATATATATGGATTCGAGTCGTGGAGCGGCTGTATGAAATTGCCGGGGCCAGATGTGGGAAGCCCCCGGCCCGCCATCGCCTGCGGACCGAGGGCCGGGAAGGTGGGCGCCGGCCGGCTTACGCCGAACTGCGCCGCTACATACGGGCGAGCCACCTGACCCCTTCGGCGATGCCGTAGACCCCCGCCGCGACCACGCCGCTCCAGCCGGCGACCGACCGAGTGGATCTCCCGCCGTTCGCCCGCCGCAACTTATCCCGGAGGACTTCGATCCCGCCGGCGATGGCCTCTGCCCGGGTGCGGTTGCTTTCGATCGATTGCGCGTGCGAAGCGCAGCGGCTGGCGATCGTTGTCTCTACCCCGCCGATCCTGGCATGGAGTGCGCGGGCGTCTTCACGGTGGCGCGCGATGAAACCCGACTGTCCATCCGGCCCGATCATGGCCGTCTCGATCTTGGCCACACTGATCTGCAGTGTCGTGAGGGTGCGGTCGCGTTCTTCGTCCGTCACGACTGGCGTCCTTCCTCGACCGGGAGCACCTTGGCCGGGCGTAGGTCCACGATCTCTAGTTGGCTCCGATCAATGTCCGGCATCGCTGCTGCCCTGGCGATCTCCTGAATGGATGCCGTCTCAGGCGGCGGCTTACCTTCGGCGAACGCCAGGGCAACGGCCACTTCGGCCGCCACTTCGGCAGCCCGGGAACGCAGGGCCTGACGGATATCCTGCGGCGTCCGTCCCGGGAAGTAAGAGGCCAGCGCATCGATCAGATCCTTCGGCCCGGTCACGCGCCGGATCGACGCGTCGCCATCATCCAGGACCTCGAGTTCGACCATATCGACGCGGCATCCGATCGGGCGCTGGTAGCCGACAAGGTCGAAGATCTGTTCGAGCCCCGGCGGTTCGAGGATGGCAGAGTCGTCCCCGTAGACTCGGATCTTGTCTCGGCCATCGTGCGCGCTGATGAAACGCTCAAGGCGGGTCAGCTTGCCACGGTATGGGAGAACGATATCGATCGACGGCATTAGAATCCGATCTCCTGAACTGAGAGGCCGACGTGCAGGAACCACGCGGCGCCAGTATCTGGCGATGTTGCCCAGTGTTCCATCTTGCGTTCGAAATCGTAGTTCGTTGCAGCTGCCGCGCCATCGATCATCGTGTACGCGAGAGATACGTCGACCCAATGCGAATTGGCCTCGACGTTGTCCTGCGAACCCCCGTTGTCGATTGTCGTCGTCGCCTTCTCTACAGCACCGACAACGATGCGGGTATGGAACCCTTCATGCGTTGGGTCGCTGGCCAGGTTCATGAACCCGCATGCATGGCCTGAGATGACAAGCGCGGCCTTCGCCGTCGTTGGCGTATATGTGACGCGCTCCTGCAGATCCCATGTGTTGTTCGCGGTGTTGCTCTCTCGGCGGTTCGCCCCCACGTTGCCGATGGCCCCGGACTCCGCAGCCCACGTATGCAGGTCGTCCTGTGCGATTTCGGACAGCGTGTGGACGTGGCCCTCGACGGAAAACTCTTCGGCCGCCCCGGCGGCGCCGGCCCGTTGGTGCAGCTTGCCGGTGTTGGACCAGATGATCGTGTCATCTGCACCCGGCGCCGCGGGATCGGAGATATCGTCAAACTCGATGCTGTCGACGCCAACCAGTTCGTCGTCGCCGTCGCCGGCCGCGCCGCTGTGCGTGTGCAGGGAAAGGGCAGCGAGAGAGTCGGACACCTGCTGGCCCCATGCCTGCGTGATGACCGTCAGGGTCGTTGGTGCGGACGGCAGATCCCATGCCATGATCGATCGTTCCTTAGTGGGTGTGCGTCGTGACCGAAAGCTCTTCGCTGGTGCCTGCTGCCCCCGCCCGTTGATTCAGCTTGCCGGACTGCGCGCTGATGATCGTCTTGCCCGCGCCGGGCGCATCCGGAGCGGCGATATCGTCCATGTCGATTGAGTCCGAACCGACGAGTTGATCGTCCCCGGCCCCGGCCGCGCCGCCATGGGCGTGCAGGGACGCGGCAGCCAGGGAATCCGCGACGGCCGTTCCCCATACAACGGTCATGACGTCCCCGACTACGGCTCGATCAGGCAAACCCCACGCCATCACACGACCCCATGCTCGGCGTTCTCACGCCACAGATCCTCGACCGTCTCTTCGGGAAGCCAACTACGGGATTCGATCTTCGGCCGCACGACCAGCGCGGCCTCGATCCGATCCCGTTCCTCGGGGATTGCGACCGGGCGGAAGACGCCACCACTCTCACGGTTCCAGCAGTCCGTACACATGAACCGTTTTGACTCCAGCCAGGCGAGTTGGATCGTCTTGCAGTCGGATTGGTCGCACTCGACCATCCATCGGCCATGCCGAATGTGAGCCTGGACCGGGGCGTCTACCGCGACTTCCCGGAGATCCGGCAACAGCAACCCCTGTCTGCGCGCATGCAGGGCCATCACGCCGCGAACGTATTCGCCGTACGGGGCGCCGAAGTAATCCTGCCCGTCGATGATTTCGCGGGTTTCCCGAACTGGCATTAGAACCCCCACCGTGACTCGTCCCATATGCCCAGGTCCCACACCGCAAACATGCCGGTGTCCAGGGCCTCTTCGCACCGGAACAGGGTACTGTGTTTCCCCTGTCTGACGGTGTGGCTGACCTCCTGGATCCAGCACTCGATATCCAGGGGTAGGGTGGCCTCGATCAAGCCGATTCGGTCGTCCTCGCGCAGTTGCAGGCACGCCTCGAGGCAGGTCGTGTCGATGTTCTCGACCGTGAACCAGACGGATTTCCGCCGGTCCGAGAACCAGGCGACGATCGCGTTCAGCAGGTTCTGAGCCTCCGCGACGGCGACCTCCGCGCGGAAGGTCTGGCCGGACGTCTGGACGCCGTACTTCGTCCGGCTGGTGGTGGTGTCCACCGTGGAGCCGATCTGTGTCTCATACGTTATGGGGACCAACTTGGCGCGCAACTGCAGGCCAGTGACCGTCCCGCCGGCGGCGCCGGCGGTCATCGTGAGTGTGACCGAGGCCCCGCTGGTGCGATCCAGCGAAGGCGTCACGCTGCCCGCGGCGACCGTGTAATCCGTGTCCTCGACGGGTGTCAGTGCCGTGTTGAACGGATCCCCGTCCACATGGCGGCACTGGAACTTCCGTACTTCGTCGGCCCCGAGTGTGAGGGTTTCACCAAGGGTCCAGACGACTGCCGACCCTGACGCTGCCCGGGTCCGGACCAACATCGTGGCCGTGTTGATAACGTCCCGCTGGCCATCGTCGTACCCCCAGGGCAACGAGTAGACCGGCGACGCGCCAAGACCCCGGAATGTTGCCTGTTCCGCGATGCTACGGGTATCCGTCAAGATGTGATGGCGATCGTGGAAAACGAAGTACCCATCGCCCCGCTCGATCGCCGATGCGCCCGGACCCTCCGTGGCCAGCAACTCCATCAGGGCCTCGAACGCGTCCTGTTCGTCCAGCCACCACCAGTCCAGCGTCATCTGCGCTGTGTCTAGCGCGCGGTCGGTGGCCGACCACCCAACGGCGTCCAGCAGGTAGCCGATCGCCACGTCGATGGTGATCGAAGAGTAGAGCGCGGTGGACACGTTCTTGCCGGCCAGGCGTGCCATCAGCCCGATCGCCTCGATACTGACGCTGACGAACCGCTGGTCGGGATGCTGCTGCGGCTTGTCGAGTGTCCCGGTGAACAGGTTATAGATCGTGTCGTCCCAGTCGGCATCGATACGGACCGGCAGACCGGCGACGACGTCACCCCCGGGTGAGTAGGTCCCTGCCCTGTTGTTCAACTCGAACGCGGCCGAGCCGGCCTGCGGCGGTGCGAGGATGCGAGACGGATCCCGGCCGCGAACGATATCGATCCCGATTGCTGGACCGACTTCGGTATCACCCTGGATCCGTTCGCTGGCGCCCACGAAGACGCCGTCCTGGTTCAGATCGACCAGGACCTGATAGAAGGGCCAGGCACCGCTCGCCGTGTCAAAGTCGAACGGGAAGACGTAGGGGAAGGGCATCTAGTCCTCCTCTACTTTGCGATGGGTACTATCAGTTCTGGGATAACATCGCGTGCCACTCGATCCAAGTAGTCAGGACGAGCCGCTACAAGAGCAAGCATATCGTCCTCGTTGGCAGGGATTGTCTCAACAGCAGGGTCTCCCATCAGACGCGGTAGCCACTCCGTCACCATGCGGGAGCGGCAGTTCGCCACCTTGCCTCGGACGGCCTTCTGTACCCAGTCGTCAATGTCTACCAGGTCGTTCTTGAGCGCCAGAGCGTCAGCGTCCGGTATGTCAACTGTGATTCTCATGTCTTTCCTCCTTATGAAGCGAGTAAGTAACCCGCGAACCAAACACCGACCGTGCCCGAGCCCTCGATATCCACAGTCTTGGCACCGCCTGTCACGACGAGCCGAACCGTGACCGTATCGTTAGCGTCCATGTCTACTAAGGTGAAGAGGGGAAAGTAAGCGCTGTCCGTAGCTACGTTCTTCCAGTACGCAGTGCGTACAATCCGGTTGCTGGCGTCAACGAATATGTTGACATCGTGGGCTACCCCGTCTAGTCCGGCTAGGCCAATGAGTCCGGAGAAGATGTACTTGCCGGTATCGGGTGCCGTGAAGGTATCGGCGGCAAAGTTGCCGCCGATATCAAACACTTCTGTGTCGAAGTCTACGGGGTCAACTGCTGTCGCATCACCTGTCACATTGAGATCGGAAGCACTGTTGTACGCGAGGAAGCACGGCTGCGCCTGCGCCATGACTGTGCCGGGAACGTCGATATCTTCGGCCCACTCGGGAAGGGTTCCGCCGGCGTTCATTTGTAGCAGGCGGCGGGCCGCGCCCTTCGCCAGTCGCGACAACTGCGCCGCCGACGACGCATAGGGCAGGTCGCCGGTCGCCTGAGAATCGAAGATATGGGCGCCGACGGCTTCCCATTCCGCCCGGGAAAGGCCGACGCCATAGTCTGCGTGTTTCAGTTCGTTCGCCACTATCGTTCCCCTTGGCTATCGCGTGGTGCCGGCTTTGAGTCGGCCCTTCCGCTCGAGCTGCGTCATTGCCTTGGCCATGGCCTCTTCCAGATCGCGGTGGTTTCCGACATAGTTCGGGAAGTGGAAGACGTACTGAGCGCCGCCGGCACGACCGGCCGGGATGACCTCTTCCCCGCCGTGGAGGATCCCCACCTGCGGAGAGCCGATCGGCCCGGGGATGACACCACCGCGAGCCATGTTGAACGACGACCCGAAGAGGTACTGCTGCTCCGAGCCGGTAAGACTACCTATCTTCTCGAGCCGATCAAGCAGCCGGTTGTACTCAGCTGCAATCTCGTTCACGGTGGCGTCGAAGATGCCGAAGCCGGGGGGCATATCACCACCCGGAACGAAGCCCTCCGGCACCTTTCCGAACTTGGGCTTATCCAGCCCCGCGAGCCGAGCCTCTGCTTCGCTCTCCCGAGCACCCTGGGACAACGCCAGCCTCGCATCGTACGCATTGAAGTAGTCGTTGAGATGCCGCAACCGGAGCTTTTCCAACGCCGTCAAATTTTCCTTAGCCCGCAACGCCTCGCGCTCAGCGAGTTCACGACTGACGCCGCCTCCCGCGCTGGCGATGAGAGTATTCAGGCGTGCGCGCTCTTCGGCGGCCAACCCCACCGTTACCTTCTTCAATCTGAGCTCTGCCTCTTCCAGCTCCTTTATCCGACGTACTTTGTAGTCAGCGAACTCCTTGGCGGTGATCGTGCGCTCGGCGAGGATGCGCGCTTCCTCCTTGGCCGCCAGCAGCAGCCATACCATCTCCTCCTCCGCGACAGCCTCCGCGATCGCCCGTTTCTCCTTTTGCGTTTCCTTCCAATCGGCGAGGTCTGCATCCCGGGCGGTCTTGATGGCGGCGTACTTCTGTTCCTCACCAGCGACGAAGGCTTCCGCCCACGCCACAGCGTCGGCGGCTGCGGCTTGGTTCTGAGCCTCGATGATCGTGTCCTGTTCCTCTGCGATGGCCCGGGAGTCGGCGAATAGCTTTTTGCGGGCTGCGAGCCGCTTCTCGTACCAGAAATGCTGGGCCTCGGCGATTCTCTTTTGGGCCGCTGTGTATGCCTCCGTGTGCTGCTCGAGTTCCCAGACCCGAACCCTCCCGGCTCGATCTGCCTGTTTCTGAAGACCGCTGATATAGGTCTCAATGCGCGCCTCATGAAGTGCCTGCGTGTCGTCCAGCATCTTCTTGAGGCCGATCATGTCCTTATTCGCGATTTCCTTCTTTACTCCCGCCACCCTTTCTGCCAGTTCGAGTTCCACCCTCGCCGTAGCCACCAGATCGTCCAGGTACTTGACGTGGGCGGCAGAAGCACCGGCAGACGCGTCCCGCAGTTCCTCCACTGCTAGAAGGGCGTCTCTTGACCACTCGACCTGATTCTCGAGGTGCTTTCGAGTAGCTTCCGCCGCTTCCGCCTCCGCGTCCGCGAGTGCCTCGAAGGCCGCGATTCGCTCTAGAATGACCTTGTTGGCTTCGACTACCGCCCCGCTATATTCGTCCGTTGCTTCTGTGAGATCCTCCTGCCCCTTCCGCGCCCAGATCATCCAACCAACCAGTACCGTGAGTGCGGCGATCAAACCTGTGATCAGTAGGATCACCGCGCCGATCGGATTCGCCCCCAGCGCGACGTTGAGAAGCCATTGTGCGGCCGTCCATGCTTTTGTCAGAAGAACGACCTTGCTCGCCAGGCCCATCAGCGCGGCTACCGCTCCCAGAGCGGTGCCCGCCACAAACGAAAATACCGAAACTGCGGCCGTCAGCGCGACCACCGCGACGACTACCGTCCCGATCGTCCTCGTCAGTTCCGGGTTCTGCTGTATCCAGGCGATCACCGGTTTCAGCAGATTCGTGATTCCCCTCATAAGACTGAGGACGCTTGGCATCAGCGCGCCGCCGATCTCCCGGCGCAGAGCCTCCATACCCTGACGAGCAATGTCCAACTGGAACGAAGCCGCTTTGCTCATCTCCACGAACGCCGTCTCCGAAGCACCAGTGGCGTCGTTCATGGAGGCCAGATCCGATGCTGCCGTAGCCGCGTTCGACCCGACGAGGGTCAGGGCGGCGTTGGCCCCCTCCACGCTGCCGAACAGGTTCTTGAAAGCGACGTCGCTGTTACCGGTGGCCTCGTAGACGGTCTGGAGCACGGCCTGGAAGGAGCCAAACTGCCCGACCGCCTCTCCCATCGTGTCGGCCCCGAGCTCCTTCAGGGCCTTGTTGAACTTGGATCCCGCCTTATCCGCCTCTCCGAACACCTGGCGCAGAGACGACGATGCCATGCTGACGTTCGGGATGATCTTCGTGACACTGGCCAGGGCCGCGGCGGTCTCGCGCAGACTGACGCCGGCCGCGGCGGCGGCGGGGGCCACGATACCCATCGCCGGTGCCAATTCCGACAAGGTCGTCTTGCCGAGGCGCACCGTCGTGAAAAGGACGTCGGCCGATTCCGCCGCCGACAGGGACTCCGACTGGAAGGCGTTCATCACGCCGGTCAGGGCGCTGACCGCCTCTTCGGTGGTGGCCACGCCGGCGATCCCGAGCTTCGCCGCGTCCTGCAGGAACTGGAAGGCGTTCTTCGCCGGCACGCCGGCCGAGATCGCCTGATAGAGCGCGCCAGCTGCGTCGACCGCGCCGACACCCATCTCCTGCGAGAGACCGGATACCTGGTCCTTCAGTGCCAACAGTTCCGGCTCGGTCAACTGGACCAGTGTGTTGACCTCGCGCATGGCCTTGTCGAAGTCGGCCGCGCCCTTGACCATCGTGCCGATCGCCGCGGCGCCAATGCCGGCGGCGAGCCCCGCGGTGCGCCCGACCTGAGTCAAGGACTTCGAGGCGCTCGCCATGCGGCTCTGAGTGGTCTGAGCCGCCTTAGCGACGTCGCCGAGGATCCGCGATGCTTCGTCGCGCGCCCGGATCAGGATGGCAAGTTCAGCGCCGGCCACGATTCATCCGCCCTTCAACCCGCATGACCTGCAGCATGTCCTCGATCACCCACGCTGGCGTCTCCATCATTTCCGCGTACGAGCAGCGGAGCCGTTCCATGAGGGGGATGTAGACGAGCTCCGCCGGCCAGTTCCCAGGTTTGCCGTCCTTCACGCGAATCTGGTAACTGGTCAGTTGGTCGTCAATACGTTTTTTGAGACCGTGTCCCTAATGTTCTCCGACTTCACCACTTCGAAGAGCCATTCGGCCGTCGCCGCGTCGAGCCTTTCGACGTCGAGGTCCTCTCCGTAACTCCATTCCGTGACCGCCAGTGCGAGCATGGTGCCCATATCCAGCAGGTCCGTGGGTTCCGAGGGTGGACCCTCAGCCACCTGTTCCCGCATCCTTTCCATGAGCTCGGCTGGGATATCGCTGCCGGCCTCGATCGCCACCTTCCTGCCAGCCATGCGAACCTGTTCCAGTTGCCTCCAACTGAGGTGCTGAGTCTCGATCCACTCGCCAGGTTCGCCAGGGATCGGGTGCTTCTCCTTCTGTCCACTGAGCGGCATAACGCCCTCCTTCCCATGTGTGGGACCCGCCGACGTTCGGCCGGTCCCTTAGCGTCGTACTGAGACCTTCTTACGGGAACGTGTCCGCGTTGTTCTGAACGTAGATTTCGATATCCGATGTGTTGGTCTTGTCGTATGCGGACATCAGGTGCCACCGGATGATCGCGTTACCGTTGCGGTCCTCGCCGAGTCTTTCCATTGAGTCACTGGCGTGGAAGTAGGCCCCGTCGATTCGCAACGTGCGCTCCAGGCCAGAATCCACGCCTGCGAACACCTTTCCGTAGTTCTCGAACCGGATGAACCGCATCTGGCCCTCGTCCGTGGTGCCCAACCGGTCGCCTTTCTTCTCGATCTCCACAGGCACGACGCCGGCCGCGGTCGGGTCGATCACCAGATCCATAGTCAGGTCCGCAAACCGGATGCCGTACTGGTACTGGTTGAAATCGAGATCCGCCCGGCCGTCCAGGTAGTAGCCCGCGCTCAACCCCGTCTCCAACCGCCATGTGAACCCGTAGACCATGACGTCCATCTTCGTGTCGCCCATCGCGGCCCAGGTGTCGTTGAGGTAGAAGTACCAGTTGCCGTTTACTGCCGGGCTGAGGGTCGGGATCGCGAGGGACGTGGTTGCCGTTCCAGCCTTCGCCCGCCGCCCCTCCATCGTGAAGGAGAGTTGCGGGACGCCGCCGCCCGCCTCTCCCGTAATCTCCATGCTCTTGCAGAAGCAATAGAGCGACTGGTATTCCAGTTCGTCCGGGACGGTGTCCAGGTTCCTCTCCGCCCACTCAATCGTGTAGGTGTCCGGCTGGGGATCCACCGTAGGCGAGGGCGCAAACGTCCACGTCCGAGCCTCTCCTGCACCCGGTGTCGCGGACGAAACACCACCTTCCAACCCTGACAGGATCGGCATGAGGACCTGCTGGTAGTCGAGATCCGAAGTGAACGTGAACTCCATGCCGCGCCGAGTAGCCCGCGGCGCCTGAGCGACACGCGAAAGGGTGCCGTGCATTTGGTTCTCGAACGGTTCCGTCTCCTCGATGATGTGGAACTCGGCCGACCTGGTGAGGATCCGCCGCGTGGCGTTTACCTCGGCACCAGGAGTCGTTTCGATCCCGATCTGGATTTTCCGCGCTGCCGAGATGGCCGTTGGGACTGTTGCTACCGCCATACCTACTTACCCTCCACCGGAGCCACCGGCGATTCCTTGCTATCCCCTTTCGGAGACGCCTTCTCGTAAATGGGCGAATCCTCGACCCCGTATTGCTTCGCCTCTGCGTCCGTCAGATCCCGGGCCGGGACGCCAGGGATGTATTCACCGTCCTTGGCCGTGTACGTCCACATCAGGAAACCTCCACTCCTTCTTTCATGACCAGATCAAGGAATGCCTCGAGTGCGATGTGCCGGACGCCGGCCCACATCGCCGTGGTGATGGTCGGCTCTGCACCGCGGAGTTGACTATCCACGACCGTCTGACTCAGGGAACGATTGGCGATATGAGCGTCCTCGAGAGACTCGTAGAAGGCCGTGGCAATATCCGCCGCCCGTTCCTCGTCCGCGTCCTTCACCAGCATCATCATGTGGACCGTGAAGTTGCGCTCCGCATAGCCGAACCTCACATCCGTCGGGTGAGCCGTGAACGCGTTCATCCAGAAGGGCGTCTCCACGGCGCCCATATCCTCCGGGGGGAAGTATTTCCATGCCTTCTTGACCGTGACCGCGAGTGGGTCCGTGATCGTGAGGGCTTCCTGGATCGACACGATGGCGGCGAGCGCGGCGCGGATGGTCTGGATCATTTCGCCGTCCTGTCGAAACGGTCCTTCACGTCCCGGCCCATGCGCGTCAGCATGGCAGGGATCGCGGCGCGGGTCTGTCGCAGTGCCTTGGCCTTGAAGAACCGCCCCTTCAGGCCGCGGCGCGCGATGGCCCGGGCGATCACGAACGCATACCCGCCGATCCCTCGCGCGTTGGCCCAGGCTTGGATCGCGCCGACGTTCGGCATCTGCGCGCCCTGCGCGCGGCCACTCTCCAGCGTGTGGACCTTCGGCGGGAACTGATCCGAGTAGACTCGCGCCATGTACGAGGTCGTTTGGAGAATCCAGCTATTCGCCACGGTGCCAGGGGAGCCACTGGAGACCGCGTTCTTAGCGAACCCACCTGCCGTCTTCAGAAACTGCTCCCTCGCCGCCCTGGTGCTGTTCTTCAGGGCGTTCCGAAGGTGTTCCCACCGCCATTCCGGTTCCACGGTGATACTGCCGATGATTCCACCGGCGGCCGATTGCTGGGGAGTCGGCTGCGGACTCATGCGTACTGGTGCCTCAGCATCGACTTGGCCAACTGCCAGACGATCCGCTGGCACTCCGGAGACGCGCCGATCGCTTCCTGCATGCCCTCCGAGATCCGGGTAGTGGCGCGCGGAGATTCGATCCGCAGGATGCTGGTGATATGGATGGTCGCTGCCTTGATCGCCTCGGGGACCGCCGGCCAGCCGAAGACGCCTTCGACTTCGATGTGGAGATCCTTCGTCCAGGCGTTCGTCTCGCCCCAAGACGTCAGATCGACTGCCTGATACGGCTCGGAGAGAGGGCCGTAGGCCGCGTTGAGAGGCCAGAGCTCATAGTCGGTGGCTGCGAGGGCGCTTTCATCGGCGAAGCTGCCGTCGTCGTCCTCGTCGATCTTGATCGCCGTGATAGACACGGTGTCCGAGAGCCAGAGGCGTGTGCGGCCGTTGCCGATGAAGATCCGCTTGACCGCGGCCGCGTCCTTCGTGAAGAACCGGCCCAGGTGCGTCTCGATGAACCGGGAGACCGCCGTGAGATCGAGCAGGATCGTGGCGTCGTCGCCGGTGTCAGTCTTGTGCTGACGCGCCCTGTATTCCTCAGCCGTTGCATAGGCCGAATCGATTGCCACGTTCTCACTCCCGCAGAGGCGGATTCAGTGTCGGGCCGGTCTTCGGTTGTCTATCTCTTCAGGACCAGGATGATCGCCGAACCCGGCGTCTGAGCTACGGCACAGTCGAGTTTCAGGAACCGAAGCGCCATGATCTCTCCGGGCTTCTCATAGGGCAGCACGTAGCAACGGGACGCCACCGCGTCCTTGATTCGCACTCGTATGTTCGCTCCGTCATAGACAGCGACGTAGGTCCCGGCGAGAGTGTCCGAGGCTTGGAACCGGATATCGCCAGCGTCGAATGACGAGGGTGTAATGACGGCCATCTCGGTGTAGTCCTCGAGATCGACTGCATCCGAAACTGTCTCACCGCTGTCGACCGTCGCGGTGACGGTATCGACGTGGATGAATTGACTGTTCCGACCCTTGGGATCCGCCATGTGCTAGTCCTCGGTCTTGGGTGGGTCCCCGCTAGCCAGTTTGGGTTCGGGGCGCCGGGTGTGTTCGCGGTGGCCGGGATCCCGTCGGCGACGGGGCCGGGCGCCAGGCTCACTGGTGGTCTCGGGGTCTACTCCGTCACTGGTGGTCTCGGGGGCGCCATCGTCCTCGCCGTCGTCCTCGGGCGGGATCTGTTCGGGCTCGTCGTCCGCTTTGCCCGCCGACTTTCTCTCTTCGCCCTCTTCTTCGTCCGGTTGGGCACCGACAACCTCCGCGTATCCACCTTTGATCAGACCCGCCGCCTCCGAGTCCGAGACCTCGATGGTCTCCCCTGTCATGGCGCGGCCTCGCGGCCCTTGGTAGACGTGCTGATTGATCATCCTGACCGTCTTCATGCGGTTCCCCTGCGCCTTCTGGATCGCTTATGACCTAGACGTTGATCAGCGTCCCGCCAATGGTCGGCTCGTAGTTGTTGATCAGTTCAGCGGATGCGCCGTTGACGATCGGGGTCGTGTAGCCGGAGATCTTGCACCCGGCGATAGTGACCATCGGAGCCGACGCGTCCACGTCGATCCCGGCTGTTTCTGCGGTTGCGCCATCGCCGCAGAGCAAGCAGTCCTTGATGATCGCCCCGAACTGGCCGGTGCTGGTCTGGAGGTTCTTGACGTGGATGCCCTTGTCGCAGGCGTAGGTGGTGATGCGCCGCATCAGGATTTCGTAGGTGGTCTGCACCGCAGAGTCGACCTCGATGCCAGTCAGGCACGACTCGATCACGCAGTCCTCGATGGTGTGACGGTCGCCCGACCTGATCTCGATCCCGATGTTGTACTTCGTGGCCGATGGCGTGAGGTTCGTCACGAAAAGATCGTGGACGTAGGACCGGCTGCCACTGTTGTCGCCGTCGAGGACGACCGCAGGCAGGTGCTTCCCGACATCGCGGTTGCCGAGGACGATCATCCCGGCGAGTTCGACGTCCCTCGCTTGGACCAGAATCGTTCCGTCCGTGGCGTCGTCCCCGCTGTGAAGGCGGGTCAGGTAACTGCGGTCCCAGCCGCTCGACTGGAGGCCGAAAACGTGTAGTTTCGACTTGGCGATCGTCAGCGTCTCGCCGTAGAAAGAACCTCTCAGGATGAGGACGTCATCATCGCCGTCCGTACACAGCGCGTAGCCGGCGGCGATGGTGAGCTTCGCTGTCCCGGGGCTGAGCCCGTCGTCGTCGTCGTCGCCGTGGTCGGCGTCGACGTAGAAGACGGTCCCGAATACGCCCATCGGCGCAATGGTCCCGCCGGTGGAGACGATTGATCCGCCCGAGGCGAGGACTATGCGGTCCCCACCTTTGTCCTTGTAGACCTTCGGAAGATACGTCATATCGTTCCCCTCGTTGGTTGCAGCGGGCCAGGTCGGTCGCCCTGGCCTGCCTACTCATTCGAGACGGGAGAACCCCGATCTCTCTTCGGTTGCTACGCGGTGCCTTCGTCCGGTGCGTCGAAGACCTCGACGGTGACGCCGGTGCCCTGCGAGACGGGTTGCGTCCGGCCGCGGTACTGGTCGTACCAGGCGCCGCCGACCACCGCGTTCTGCGTGGCTCGGTCGATGTACAGCTGGACGTACCGCTTCTGGGGGTGGGTGACGTCGATCTGGAACATCTCGTCGTCGTCGGTCACGGCGACTGTCTGACTGGTGCCCTCGAGGTCGGCCATATCCGAGCCATCCGACTCGTCGCCCTGCTGAGCCTTGATCGTCGTCACCGCGCCCGCGGTGATCGTGCCGAAGAGGACGCTTATCCGCACCCCGTTGAAGTTGGCCATATCGAGGACTGCGCCCTCGAGATCCGTTGCCGCCGCGACCCCTTCGGTCGGCGTGATAGCGATGGTCGTCTTGACCCCGTTGCTCAGCTGCTTCATTCGCTTGGTCTCCTACCCCCGGCGCATGGCCGGGCCAGTCCAGTGAACCGACGTCGCTACGCCAGCGTCACCCGGACGAAAGCGTTCTCCTGCACCGGCATGCCGTCCGTCTCCTGCCGGCCAATGAACCCGGTCTGGTTGGTCCGGGCGTATAGCTCCACGAGCCGCTGGATCTGCAGACTCAAGGCGTCCACGATCCAGTAGAACGAGAAGTCCCCCAGGATGCCGACGTACAGGCCGGTCGTGAATGTGTTCGGTGCGTACTCGGAGTCCCGGACCGGCAGCGCCAGCAGGCGGTCGGGCTCGTTCAGAACCACCGAGTCCTGCCAGATGTACCGGCCCTCGCCGTCCTTCAGGATGGCCAGCTTCGACACCCCGTCCCGGTGGAAGATCCAGGTCGCCCGCCGGCGGTAGGCCCGCCGCAGGGTGTACTTGGCGGTCTTCAGGCCGTCGAATGTCGGGTACGTCTCCTCGTTGCCGGTGGAGACGTCCCGGCCGGTCGAGATCCCATCGGACGAGGCCGTGAACACGCCGAGCGGCTGTTCCACACCGGTTCCGTTCAGGTAGACGTTCTCGAGCGTCGTCCCGAACTTGTAGGCCATGCGGGTGCGGACCTCGTCCGTCATGCTGATGGCCGACTTCCGGAGCAGGGTGTTGCTGATCTTGATCAGTTTCGCCAGGGGATGCGGCTCGAGTTCCCGCTTGCCGTAAGCGAGCGCCGTGTCCTCGTCGGCCGAGCCGATTTCTGAGGTCCACGTCGGGTCTTCGATATCCGTCTCGCGGGTCGGGACTCCGAGCGATTCCGCCCGGGTGAGGGTCCGCACCGTGGACATGCCACGGATGAAAACCTCGTTGTCGATATCCGCGATCAGCTGGGCGATGAACTGCTGCGGGACCACCGTGAAGCCGCCGGCGGTGTCGATATCGGCCTGGAGTGCGCGGAGCTCGCCGCCGACGTACTCGCCGTGGACGCCACCGCGGTACTCGGCCTGCGAACCTTCCCTGCCCGATCGCAGGAACTGGTCGAAGCGACGGTCGACGTCCGCCAGACGCCGGACTTCCGTCTCATCCGTTGTCTCGGGGGTGCGGGTCTCGGGCGTCTCAGGGTCGGGGACGCGGCCGGCGCTGGTGCGCTCTTCCGCCTCGAGCGTGTCCAACTCCTGTTGGCGGTTGATCTGATCGGTCAGCTGCTGGCGCTCGGCCATCGCAGCCGCATAGTTCGTCTGTTCCTCCGCGGTGAGCGCGCGGTTGCCGTCCGAGGACGCGGCGTCGTGGATCTCCCGGGCGCGGGTTATTGCACGGCTGCGGTCTTCGAGCAACTGTCGGATATCCATCTCGCTCTCCCTTGCGCCAACAAAAAAGGCGCCGAACCCCATCCCCGCTTTCGCGAGTCCGGTAGCTCAGCGCCCCAATGGAACGAGTCTGCTACGTCACGTTTCGGCGCTCAGGCCAATGGCCCTGTCCCGCTGGACACGCCGTTCCGCCGTTTCTGTTGTGGACGCTAGTCTAGCACACCATCCGCCTCGGCCATTTCCAATTCCCGGTGCCGGGTCTCGTGATCCAATTCCGCCTGTTTCCCGGCGTCGACGAAGGACTGGATCTCGGAGCGCCAGGAATCGTAGGACCGCTTCGCCACATCCGTCTGCGGATAGGCCGGGAACGTGACCAGGGAGATCTCCCGCAACCTGGCCTTCTTGACCGTGCGGATTTCCTCATCTTCCTTCGTTTCCCAGGCGTCGTCCGACGCCAAGAAAGAGATGCTCACGCCGGTGAGATCCCCACGCTCGACCAGGGTGAGGACGTCGTTGCCACGGCCTGTCTTCGGCAGGTCGATCTCGTAGCGAAGGCCCGAAACCCCCTCGTGGACACGCATCGTGCCGGCTGATGCCCGGCCGAGCAGTTCCCCGGGATCGTGGCTCCAGAGCGCAACGGGATCGTCTTCAGCGAGACTTTCACGGAACGTCCCGCGGCGGAACATCTCGCGGAATCCGAAGCCGATCGGCAAGGAGAGTTGGCCCCAGGGAACCGCGGTGCCGACCAGTGTGCGGCCGTCTTCCTCTGCCCGAAGTTCGATTCCAAGACTGAGAGCTCGACGTTCCAGGTTCTCTTCCATAACCTCATTCTCTCCTTACGACCACACGAATCTCAGGTTTTGATAGCGGACCATAGGCGTCGTACCCAACCGAAGATATCGGGCAGTCCAAGAACGCCTCGCGATATGAAGATTGAGGGGTTCTGGGGGGCGTCCCGGCGTATCGGCTCCGGCCGCGGCAAGGTATCTGGTTTGATTCGTGGCGGGCCGATGAGTTCCATAGTACGTGGGTCTGTGAAGGGCCTTGGAGTCAGCGGTCGCGGGCCGGTCCACCCTGGGCGCATGCGCCGGGGCGGGCGCCCAGTAATCGGGTCCAATGGACCGTCGTAATCTTCCCAACTTGACATGCTCGCCGCGCCACCTTCATCCTTGGGCCAGTATACGACCTAGCCAATAGGCCCACACGATCACAAGGCCAAAGCCGAATACGCCGACCGCGAACCACCGCCAATGCCATGGTGCCCCACGGGTCAGTTCGCGGCCAAAACAGCCTTGACATTTTGGGTCCTCACAGTTTGCACAGGTCCCATCGCAATAGAACGAGTGCCCGGCCAAATCGGCCAGTAGTCCCTCGTTGTTGGGGTCGCGTGGATTCTGGATCAGCATCAGGCGCCTCCTATCCGGGGCTGATCCCGCACTCGCATTCGCCGTGAAGCGGAGGATGCCCGAACGACCTCTTGATGATCATCTTGGCCATGCCTGCGACGTTGGGGTCGATCTCGTCACCGGCGACCAGGAAGGACGAGTGGATACTGACCGTCTTCCCGTTCATCCGCATACAGATCGGGCAGGCGTTGCTGTTGGCCCTCCATACGAGGATGAGGACCCCAACCGCCATCCATGCGGCCCTGGCGATCGCTGAACCGGCCTTGACCGATTCCTCTGCCGAGATTTTATCCGGACTGCGTTCTTCCCATTCGGTGAGCCGTTCTTCAATCGCCACCAACTGCTCGTCCGGTTCCGTCCGTGTGAGCAGGTTCGACAGCTGATTCTGAGCGCGGGTCGCGTGGCGCTCCGCAAAGGTCGCGGCGTAGCTTCGAACGAACGGAGCCGGTTCGTATTCCCCGCCACGGTTGGCCTCGTCGATGGCCTGCGGGACGATCTCAGAGGCCATGGCCTGCAGCACCGGTTCCATCTGCCGCTGCACGTAATCCCGATGCCCCTGGTACCAGGCCCCGACCTCACCTTCGAAGACCGAGGCCGTGCGGAGATTTGCGCGCGCCATTCGACGTACCACCGGGATCTCCCGGTTCATTATTCGAACCGCGGCCTGTCTGATGAGGGGTTCGAATGATGCGATCGTGCGACGCCGGCCGGCCATGGAGCGGATCTCTGAGGGCGAGGCCGGAGCGGACCGGTCGTCGTCGTCGTCGTCGTCCCCGGCCGGTGGCGCAATCGGTGCCGGCGGGGGATCTGACAGGCGCTCGACCGCCATCATGTTCGCCGGGACCATGTAGATATCCCCGCCATCGGCGAGCGGGTTCATGTTCTCGAGGCGGCGGACCTCGTTCGCCGAATAGACGCCCATCATCCGGGCCTTGCTGTATGCCTCAAACCGGGTAGTCATATCTCCGCGGAGCAGACCATCCAGGGAGAACTCGGCGAACGACCGTTTGTTCGATCCTGGGAAGAGCTCCTTCGCGAGCTCCTGTTCCCACCGGACCGCCCAGGGCCGGATCGTGTGCGTAACGAACCGCGTGCCCTCGTGCTCCACGTTAGAAAAAGTCGCATCGCTCAGATGAGCCAATAGGTGCGGCGGGACCCCATACCACCGCGAGACGTCGAGGACTCCGAATCCGCGGGTTTCCAGAAACTGCGCGTCGTTGGGCGGGATTGAGATCGGTTTCCACTCGAGACCTTGTTGCAGGATGAGCATCCTGTGGGAGTTCTTGAGACCGCCGTGGACTTCCTCGAACTGCTCGCGTACGGCCTCGAGATCTTCCGGTTTCCGGAATCGGTTCTGGGTCGTGAGGTATCCACTGGGTTGCATACCCTTCCCGAAGAAACGGCCGCCGTATTCATCCGCCGCCATTGCGAGGCCAAGGGACATACGCGCATATGCGATGGGCGAGTAGCCTTTCAACCCGTCGAACCCCAGGCCGCAGATGTGGATGAAGCGCCCAGGCTGGAGGACGTATTCCCGGCCGAAGTCAGGACGTGTGACCAGGTACTTCGTCCCGCTCTTGCGTTTCGGCTCGGTGCGATCCGGCAGGAGGGGCCAGAGAGCGACCGGGCGCCCAGCCCTGTCGCGCTCGATCTCGATGTAGGCGTTGCCCCACAGGGCCAGATGCCCCATGAGCATCTCGCGGAAGCGGAAACTCGTTTGGTGGGGATTAGGAGCGTCGTGCAACAGGTGGTAGAGGGGATGATCTCGATCAGGTGAGACCGTGTCTCCAGACCTGGTGAAAACCTGTAGGGGGACCGAAGCGATCGTCTCCGATAGGACCCGGACGCAGGCCCATACAGCGGAGTGCTTCAGAGCGGTGTCTTCGTTGACGTCGACGCCGGCGACGCCCTCCGGGACGCCGAGGGCGCGCAGCAGCCATTCTTCGGGTGGGTTAGACGGGTGGTACCGGACCTCCGCTAGCAGCGTCTCAACGATGCCAGGCATCGCGCCTCCTGTCAGTTGCGCGGTGTGCGGGGAAACCGCCGCATCCGCAACCAGATTGCGACGCCGGCGATGAGAGCGCCGCCGACGATGCAGAGCACCGCCGGGTGGATCAGGTACAGGCCCAAGCCTACTACACTCAGGCCCAGGCCGACAATTGCATCCAGGCGATTCGGCTTCATCCAACCACCGTGATCCCGGTTGCGTCGATGAAGTCTGGCTCGTGCCGGTTCAATCGGTCGATCGCGAGGATGAGGGCCACGATACCGTCGATCTTCTCCGTGGCCGCTTTCTTGTCCGGCTTCATATTGCCGTTCGAATCCTCCATGACTGCTGTGTTCGCGGCCATCCAGCGCAGGATCGGGTTGTCTCCGTGCGCCAGTTTACCTGATCGGACCAGACCCTCGAGAGCTTTCGTAGCGTCGCTCAGCGTTCCCATGGTCATGCTCGTGGCCACCGTGTCGATTCCGTCCTGATCGAGCCACACCAGCAATTGAGATGCGTTCCAGCGGTCGACCCCGATCTCGAGCAGGTCGTGCTTATCGGCGAACTCCCCGATCTCCTTCCTGATCCAGCCGTAGTCGATCACGTTGCCAGGGGTCGCGATGAGCCACCCATCCCGGATCCACACGTCGTAGGGAACGCGGTCTCGACGAACCCGCTCAGCCACGTTCTCGGCCGGAATCCAGAACCTACAGACCACGTCGAGGTTGCCGGCC